TAAACTCTATTGGATGGATTGGATGCGTAAATGATTAAGTCTAAACATCATCCATTTAACAAGGAGTGCTTTGATGCAGTTGATGCTGAAAGCCGTAGGGCAAGCAAGCGTTACATCGCTTCAAAGGGCTACAAAGTAGAAGACCATTTAGATCAGTTCGCAGTTGACCTAGTTGTAACCACTCCTGATGGAGGCACAATCTATGTTGAATGCGAAAGAAGAAACATATGGTCTAACGGCAAGTTTCCCTACGATACCATTCATATACCTTATCGTAAAAAGAAATTTTTAGAATTAGATTTTCCTTGCGTCTATCACGCTTGGGATTCAAATTACGAGTATGCAGTTAGCATACATTCAGATGTCATAAAGCAATCTCCTATTGTGGAAGTTCCAAACAGAGCTATCGCAGCAGGGGAATACTTTTATGATGTTCCTATAAATAAAACAAAAATAATCAAAATATAATGCACAATGTGGATAATACCAAAATCATTACACACCTTTCCCTCTGTACAGGTTATGAGGGAATCGGACAAGGACTACGAATCCTTTTGCCAAATGTCAGAGAAATCGCTTACTCGGAAATCGAAGACTACGCAATCCTCAACTTGGTTGAGAAGATTGAAAAAGGGCGATTACATAAAGCACCTATTTACACGAACCTTAAAACCCTCCCATTCGGAAAGTTTTGTGGACAAGTGGACATTCTTTCAGGAGGATTCCCTTGCCAGCCTTTCTCTGTTGCAGGGGCTAAGAAAGCTACTGAAGACCCAAGACACCTCTTCCCATACATTGCAGAGGGAATCAGAGAGTGCCAACCTAGAATTGTTTTCCTCGAAAATGTTGAAGGAATCATCAGCCAAAAAACAAGAGACGGAGAACCTGTTCTCAAATATGTCCTTAGAACATTGGAACAATTGGGTTACCGAGCAACGGCAGGAATATTCTCAGCGAGTGAAGTCGGCTTGCCGCACCAAAGAAAAAGAGTGTTCATCCTTGGCATTTCCAACTCCATCAGTAGCAGGTTGCGTAGAGGGGGGAGTAGCGAAGAATGTGAAACTGACGAAAGGTGGGTTCAAAGCGACAAGAGAGAATGGAACAGAGTACGGAGCAAAATTGAGAGATGCCGTAGTGCATATGGCAAATTGGGCGACACCGAATACAATGGATTCCCTACCGAGTCGGAGCTACGAATCAGCAGTTCGTCAAGCAACGACAACTCGCAAGGGGAGAGCTATGCCGAGCAACTTGAGAGAGCAGGTCGATCCTTTGATGATCCAAGCGTATTCAGATGCCAAGCAATCGCTAGACCAAACCAAGAGCAATACCCATGGGAAGAACCAAGAGTACTGGGGGACACCGAAAGAGCAGGACTCAAGAGCTTGCCTAAGGGACAGGGGCAAGAGCAATCTAGGCGAGCAGGTACAGGGGATGTACAACTATCCGACACCAATGGCAGAGGAGGGATGGAAGATAACAGGAGGGGAGAATCAAACATCTCTGACGAAGTTAGCAATTCCGTACAGACTGAATCCAAATTGGGTGGAGCAGTTGATGGGCTTGGAAGTAGGGACAACTCAGATAGAAATCGAGTAAATCGCTTACGCTTACTTGGGAATGGCGTTTGTCCAATGTGTGCAGCTAAAGCATTTTATACATTGTTAAACCGATTAAATGGCTAGTAAATATGAAATCAGATACAAACACTACGATATGCCGTCAGAATACATGGGCAAGACAACTAAATGGGCGAATGACGAAAAGAAAGCGTTACTTTTCCTGTGCCGTAGCAAGCCTAATAAAGATGGTATATGCATTACTAAAAAAGGTGCGATCATTAAAATCATTGAAGTAAATGAGATTAAAGACCTGTAAGAATTGTAATTACGAGTTCCCTATCAGTCAGTTTGCTACTGCAGGAAAGGGCAAAGTGTCAGGTACTCAGTATTACAAACCTTACTGCAGACCTTGTGTAGAGGTTATAAAAACTAGAGCTTACAATAAAGTCATCGAGGATTTCTTCGGTGGCTTTATTTGTTCTCGTTGTGCATTCAAAGGTCAGCCAAGTCAATTCGATTGCCATCATACGAATCCTAAAAATAAATCAATGAATGTAGCTACACTAAGAGGGCTAAAGAAATCAAGAATAATTAAAGAGCTAGAGAAGTGCGAGCTTCTCTGTGCGAACTGCCATAGACTAGAATGAAGTACATAACTGCAAGTAAATTAAAGAAGTTCCGAGAGGAAAACAAGGGGCCAATCTGTCCGATACTAGAAAACAAACTAGAAGATGTCGTAGTGGATCACGATCACGACAACGGACAAATTAGAGGTTGCATTGATAGACAAGCTAACGCCTGGGAAGGTAAGTGCCGGAATGCCTGGATCAGATACTGCGAAGGCAGAGCAGAAGTATCTTATGCACAAGGACTTATGAATTTATCCCAATACATAAAGGGTGACCCATATGAGTTGCTGCATCCAAAAGGGGTAACCGATTTATGCAAGAGATTCGGTAGACTTACCAAGGACAAACAAGTGTTCGCATTAAAATTATTTAAATACAAAACTAGTGAAATTAATGCTTGCAATAATACAAGAGAGAGAGTAAAACTGTATCGTCAATTTTTAACACAAAATAAATATGAGTGAAAAACTAAATATCAGGCAGAAACTATCTGCTTTACAACAGAGAGTCTCCATACCAAAAAATAGACTCAACAAATTCGGTGGCTACAAGTATTGGAATTGTAGCGACATCCTCAACGGAATCAAAAAAGAATCCGAAGAGCTAAATGTAAGTATCCTACTAAATGATGAAGTTCAAGTAATAGGAGAAAGGTTTTACATCAAGGCAACTGCCTCAATCGTGGATAACGATTCAGATGATGTGATCAGCGTATCTGCTTTTGCTAGAGAGCCATTGCAAGTCAAAGGACAAGCAGAGGCTCAAATTTCAGGTAGTAGCTCCAGTTATAGTCGTAAGTACGCATTATCAGGATTACTAGCCCTAGACGATGAGCAAGATGCAGATGCAACTAATACCCACGGAAAATCAGCACCAAAGGGTACAACTATTATTAACAATGCTGACGAAGATTTATTCTAACCAAAAATAATTATGTCAAAAGAATACGATAATACTAACACATTCGTTTTATTCAAACAGGATGTTGAGGAAGGCTCTAAGAAGCCTTTGTTTACTGGTACTGCCAATATGGAAGGCAAAGAGATGCGAGCTGCAGTTTGGGTCAATAAAGACGCAAAGGGCAACACTCGCCTAAGTGGTAAGTTCAGCGAGTTCCAAAAAAAGGAAGAAGCTAAATCTGCACCTCAAAGCCAAGAAGTGCCGTTCTAATGAAAGTCCAGGAAGAAAATAAAACTCTTCCTGATAGTGGTAGCCGTACTGCCTTTGATACAGGGGCAGTACGAGATGCCATGAAAGGAAAGGGCATCCCTAGTATGATACCTACTTGTGCGATTATGGCTATGGCTAGACGCTTTGAAGACGGAGCAACCAAGTATGGCCCCGATAATTGGAGAAAAGGAATACCCCTATCTCGCTATTGCGATGCAGCCTATCGGCATTTAATGCAATGCAGGGACAATGATTTTTCAGAAGATCATTTTGGAGCAGTAATGTGGAACATGGCTTGTTGGCTATGGACACTAAATAAAATAGATGCAGGAGAGTTACCTGCTGAATTAGACGATATTCAAAATTAATAAAATGGATTACATAGAGAAATACAAAAGCTCACACATAAAAGGATTTTACGATGATACTGATGGCAAGATTCGTGAGGATTTTTACAAACAAGCTAGAATGGATGTTGGTCGTGCTATTATCCGAGGGGATATAAAAGAGTACGGAGATGATATTCATTCTATTATCGAAGCAACTAAGAGAAAAAGAATTACCCAAGCAGATAAAGATTATATGATTAACTCCCCTAAGACTAAGGAAGAGGTAGCCATAGAAGTCGGATGCTCGGTATTCTATGTAGCCCAAGTAAGAAAAGAAGCAGGGGTCTAGATGCTAGATAACAACATAGAACAACCATTTGCCCAAGATGCAGAGCAAGTGGTAGTAGCTTCTTGTCTACTGACAGATGGTGCTGATACCTTTGATGTCGTATCCCAAATAGTTACCTCAGAAGATTTTTATGACCCCAAGTGCAAGATTGTCTATCAATGCATGGAAGAGCTTGCCAAGGACAATAAGAGTATTGATGAAATAACAGTATGGGACAAGATACGAAGAAAGAATCTAGAAGATGACATAGACGGCATATCAGGACTCTACGAAATACAAAGTAAAGTCCAAACTGGACTGATGTCCTTAAATGCCTCTAAAATCGTCAAGGAGAGGTCGCAAGCTCGTGCCTTACTCTTAGCATCAAGGGCATCCGTAGAATCGCTTCTAGGGGGTTCTACGGCTGATTCTGTTGCCATTGTACTAGATAAATCATTGAGAGAGATCACAGATGCCAAAAATGACAAAGATGACATCAAAAAAGCATCGGATGACCTCAAGAATAAACTAGAGGCTCAAGCTAACGGAACTTACGAATTTACCTCATTGCAAACAGGTATAAAACACTTGGATGAAAAACTAGATGAAGGAGGCATAGGCAGAGGCGAAGTCTTTGTTATATCTGCACCTACATCTTGTGGTAAATCTCAGTTGGCCCTTAATATTGTACTGAGGGCAGCCGTCCAGGATAATAAGCCTGTAGGGATATTCTCATTCGAGATGCCTACTGAGCAGTTAACCAAACGGATGGCTCAAACTGCTAGTGCCGTTAATCTTAGGAGATTCAGAGATCAAGTCGCATCCGAGGAGGATAAGCTCAAAGTTTACACTTCTTTAGAAAAAATACAAAAAGCTCCGATATATACCGAGCATTATGTTAGGAATGTAGATGAGCTGCGATCTAAAGCTAGATCAATGAAGAGGAAATATGGTATAGAAGCGTTAGTCATTGATTATCTGCAACTTATACCATATGACACAAAAATGTCCAAGAATGACGGAGTTTCTTTCATTTCTCACGCTATAAAGCAACTTGCCATAGAGCTTAATATACCTATTATACTCTTGGCACAAGTGAATCGAGAAGGAGCGAAAAGAGATTCTGGATTAAGTATACATGACCTTAGAGATTCCGGAGACATAGAGAATGACGCAGATGTAATCCTGCTAATGTGGGCAAGGGGTGGCGACATTAATAACTGCAAGGTTTTTGATGGCAAAACAACTTACCTCGAATTAGATTACAAAATAGCTAAAAACCGTGAAGGCGAAAGAGACCTCATGGGCAAATTCAAATTCGTTAACAATATAGGAAGATTCAGATAAATATGACTACTGCAGTACTAAATAAACCAACCACCTCAATGTTCAACACTTCTGCTGAAGATGTGCTAAAGGGTGGACTATCGGCAATGACAATTGCTTGCGAAACACTAACAAAGCAAAATGAGCAACTTAATAAAGATGTAAATAATCTGAAACAAAAGTTGCGTTCTGCCGAGGAAAAGCTAATTATCAATTCCGAAGAAAGAGAATAAGGTAACATAGAGTGGTAACACCTATGGGGTGGGGTTTTTGATATTTCTCCCCCTCCTATTTAAATCCTTATCTTTTTCTTCTTAGATAAAGATTTTCCATTATCTACTAAAGGGTAACTCTCGTCATAGGGGTTACCCTTTTTTTATCTAGATAACTCTCGCTCTATTTGAGCGTCAAGCTCTTGGGCTTGTTCAAAGATAGCTTTGTATCGCTCTGTAATATCTTTTCTAAATCTAGGGTCGGCATCAGCGTTATCCTGCATAGCTCTGATGGAGTTCAATCCAAAGAATAGACTAGCATTGAGTGCAGTCATAGTCTTATCGTAATTCTCTTGCGTAAGCATCTTCTTGAAGTGCGTAGGGTCTTTGATTTCTTTAGCGAGCATCAAAGCACCATAGCGATCCTTGATGGCCCCAGGCACATTACTGATGAATGCTTTGAAGCCTCGTTCATTACCTGCACCTGATATTTTACCTAGAGCTTCTTTATCTAGTACCGAAAATCTTTGCATACCTTCGTTCATCAACTTGATACTATCGTATTTCTCTTTTCCTAGTATCTTAATAATAGCTTCTTTGTTTGCAATCAGTTGAGAATCCATCCGAAGAGGGTCCCACAACGGCTCTCCAATAAGATTCTTTTGGGTACTATCCTTTATTCTACTACCTGACTTTTGAACTAAGTGATGATACAACGCTTGTTTAAATGCAGGTATGCTATCAGGGTTGTTAGCCTGCAATGTTTTCATAAATCTTTCTATCTCTACTGGCTTTGCTTTCAGTATGCCGCCCACTAGGGATTCCATCGTTGTCTGGTTAGAAGGCAATGGCAATGCACCATCATTCATGAGTTTCACTAATTTTTCAGAAGTGAGCTTATTTAGCTTCTGTGTGTTGATAACCTCATTCCTAGCAACCTCTTTGAGTTTAAGCTGAGTGCCCTCTACTCCTTCTCGCATGAGTCTATCGAATGTCTCTGCAGTTAATCCCTCGATGTATTCATCTGCACCATCTGTAAATCTCTGCAAGTCTCTTAGGGTGTTAACCTTTGCACTAAAGCTATTCTTGCCCTGCCCAGGGAATAAAATGTTCGCTATATCAAAATCTTTTTCAGTTAGATTTAAGTCCTTCTTCAGTAATGGTTTGCCCCCTACTAGATTCTTAGAACTCAACCAATAATCTCTTAGTAATTGACGCATAGCAGGATCGTTTCCTGTAGCTCTTAAAAAGTCCTGTACGCTCTTTGGATTAAGTAACGCTCTGTCTAGTACTGCAGTACCTCCACTTTCAAGCCTAGGCAATCTGAATGACTGCCCTTGTTGTGCTCTAGCAATAGCAGTTGAATAACTATCACCTATCTCTGCTTTTACTGAATTGAAAATATCACTTGTTCTAAAAGGTAAAACAACATCTTGGAAATTCTTGTTAGCATCATTGAATGCTTTTCTTGTTGCAGGGTCAGCTTGTTGAAGCAACTTTGTTCTAAGATTTCTCAAAGACTTTGCCATGTTTCTATATTCACTTGCATTGAATCCTGGACTTGTTGATCCACGCTTTGTGCTTTCTTCAATCACTTGTATCATTTCATTGAGTTGCTTGAATGTAACAGGTTCTCCTGCTTCAGCTAATTCCTTCAATGATGTAGCGGCTCTTCCTGCAGTTGTTCTAGCATTTGGAGCAAGCACAGAAACAATCTCACCTTCCATGTTTGTAATGGCTTCATTTTTTCTTTTTGTAAATATTCTAGCTATTCGATTAGCATCTGTAGATACATCTACTAAATTATCATATACGCTTTCAAAAGCATTTCTACTTGCAGCTTCGGTTTGTACATAGTTTCTAGCTACTTTGTCCTGCAATGTAAGACCTGTTTGTTCAGGTGAAAGTCTAACAGGAGTTAATACAGTTTTTGCTTTATTGTTTAGCTCTGCGTTGAATACCTTCTTAGCTTCTTGGCGAGCTTTAGAATCAAGACCAGTAGGAACACCCTCTTTTAGTGCTATCTTTTCAGCAGCTAAAGTATCAAGAGTATTTGTAATTCTCGCTATATCATCTCCGTATTGGGCAGATAATGTTTCAAATGATTCACGCAGTATTTGATCAGCTTGCTCCTGTGTAATCTCTTGACCTGCGAATTGAGCTTGTATCTTAGTTGCGGCTAGTTCTCTGGATTCGGCAAACATTTTAGCAACTGCACTATTGGGATACTTAGAAGCAATATCTTGAGCGTGCACTAATTTTTCTCCACCTTCTTTAACAAAGATTGGTATTTTTGCAGATGTATTTTCTAGTACTGCCAAAGCCTGTTGCCTAGCTAAATCTGCCCCTTCTTTTCCTATAAACATCTTTACAGGAGCTTTACCTGTTCCCATAGTCATTCCATTTATAACAAAGTTTATACCACCTTCTGTAGCTCTGTATTGTGCTATTTCAGCTAAATCCTCTGCCTCTACATCTAAACCAAATGCGGCTCTAGCTGCTACATCCTGTACACTACCTACTACGGCTTCAGCACCTGCTGCTGCGGCAGATGTTGCTAAAATTGAAGCTCCACCTGTAAATGGGGCAGCAAATAATGTTTTAGCACCTGCGGCAATACCAGCTCCTATAGGAACAATGTCCCCTGCTAAATCTGCAGTAAAGTCAGCTAAGTCTGCATCAAAGGAATCGTAGAATCCCCACTTATTTGTTTTAGGATTTTTAAATAAAATCTTTTGTTGACCACCTAGATTCAATGATACTACATTATTATCTCCGAACTCTTTTCTTAGAACAGCTTCTCGGTCACTTTTGTTTCTCAAGAAATCCATCTTGAAACGCATTCCTAGTGGTGCACTTTGGTTGTAGTCAAAGTCTTCTTCAGGTATACCTAGATACTTAGGAATTTCTTTTGAGTAAAACTTCTTGGGATCAATCCGTATTCTTTTGCCTCGGCTTGTTCTTTTGTCTGAAAATCCGGGACCTTCAGCTAAAGTATCAATTGAACCAGCTTGTCTATTTTTTAGAAATGCTTCTGCTTCTTCTTGAGTAGGAGCACGATCTGCCTCTACTTCTACTACTAGCCCAGTATTTGGGTCATTAATTTCGTAGATTGCCATTATATTATTTTCTTTCTTTGATAACTAAAGGTTTTTTATTATCATCTCCTACAGTAGGAGCATCTAATTCATTTTTTAAATTAGCTACACCTGATCTATATACATCCATTGGCAAAGGCCCTTTGTAATCACTTAATCTTTGACCAGTCTTACCCCATGCTAGTAATTGATCTTTTGCTTTTACTGTTTCTTCTAAGATTGTTTTAGCTCTTTCCAATCTTGTTAAATTCATCTCTTCAGGTAGTTGAGGATTGTAAGCTGCAGCAACTAATCTTTCAGCTTCCCTTTGAGTAAACTGAGCACCTAGAGTAGCTCTTAATGATTGAAATACAACTCCCATAACTTCATTAACTGCATTTTGTTTAATAGGTTTTAATAAAGCTCTCATTGTATCTCTAAATCCAAACGCTTCAGGTAAGAAATCTGTGAATCCTCTAGTTTTAAGTTCACCTGATTTAAGTTGAGTAATTAAATTATCATAAACTTTAATATTTGACTCTGCAATTGATCTACCTTTTGTAGTATATTCAGCCAAATCTTCCCCAAGTGATTCTTCAAATTTCTTTTGAAATGGAGTAGGCTCTTCTTCTTTTACAAGAGATTCTGCTTCAATAGAACCTGTTCCCATTCTAGTATATTTAGTATCAGGTTTTCCATCATCATCAGTATCTACAGTAATAGAATCTCCTATTTTGTCTAGCCCTTCTATAAACTGTTTGTCATCTCCTTTGGTAAGACTTTGACTCTTTACTTCGTATAAAGTTTCTCCATCTACAACCCTAGGTGTAACATTAGCTGCACCAAGTCCTTCTAGCTCTTTTTCAGTAACCAATAACGGTGTTCCTTCAGCCGTTTTTTTAATAGCTTCTTGTTCTAGCTCTTGCTTTGCTAATTGAATTGTACTTAAATTCTGCATTTGTCCTAATAAGTCATCACTCTTGGATAACTGTTTAAGGGCAGCATTAAATGTCTCTGTACCCCTAGAACCTGCTAGTCCACTTTGCTCTAACAATGGAGAAAGTGCAGACATACGCATTTCTTGTGCTTCTTTATCCATGCGTTTTTGTTCAATATTTTGCACGGCTTGATTTATACTAGAGCTAATATTAACAATAGCTTGTTGCTCCATAGCACCTGCTTGAATCGCAGGAGATGTATCTAAAGAACTAAATCGTGGGTCTAATGGTGTTGATCCTTTAAGCATAATTAATTAGTAGGTCCAAATGTAAATCCTCCACCTGTAAATCCTGTAGTGGGCATATTATATTGTAAACTCATTGGTTGTAGCATCGGTGCTGCAGTTTCCTGTATTGAAGAAAGTGTAGTTGTAGTTGGAGCTTGAGGTTTGAATAAATTACCTAGTGAGCTTCCTATACCTGCAATTGTTTTTCCTAGTATTTGTCCAGAAGCAGCAGTTCCTTGTGCTTTAGCAAGTCCTTGACCGAGAATAGCTTGTGCTCTTCTTTGATCAGCCATTTGCCCTAAGTTAAATGCATACCCTGGATCGGTTACTTGAGGAGCAAGTGCTCCACCTAAAAATGATGTAGCCATTTTTTCTTCTGCTGAAGGAGTACCAAACATAAACTGATATGGGTCAATTTTAGCTTGGAAAGATGCTTGCATTGCTCGACCTAATGAAGTTTGTGCGAACTGTTCTGCTTGTTGTTGTGCACCTCTTCTACTTAAAGCTACTGCAGCAATCCCAGAAGCATCTCTTTCTCTACCTGCAGGAGCAGTTGCATATGCAGTTTGAGTTGCTTCTCTAGCTACTTCAGGACTTAGAGGCCCCTGTGCTCTTGCGGCTGCTCTTTCAGCAATATCCATTTGAGCTTCTGCTACCCTAGCTAATCTTGGGTCTTCTAAAGTTGATCTAATTTGATCACCGTATTGACCTATTAATCCAAGTTGACGCAACTTAGATTCCTCTTGGATGTCTCTTGTAATATCCGCTGCACCAAAAGCTCTAGCTCTTTGTAATTCTTGAAACTGAGGTATTAGGTCAAGCTCACGACCAAGTATAGCCTGCATAGGCTCTTCTCCGTAAATGCCTGTAGTATAAGCCTCTCCGATTATTTTAGATGGGTCTCTAAATTGAGAATAAGCTTTTTGTAATGCCTGTGCTCTTTGACTAGCTGCTTTCTTAGCACTTCTACTTCCGAAAATACCTCCTAAAATATTACTTCCTATTGCTATTGCTGTTCCGGGGTCTATGCACTTAACAGCTCCTATCTTTACGAAGTAATTAAAGATAAGATTATCTAAGGGTCTAAAAAAATCTATTAAAAAGTTTTTCATATTAAGCTGTTCGTTTCCACATATAAGTTACTATGTAAGGCATCATATTATTGTGAGAAGCATCTCCCCCATTATTAACTACCAATTGACCCATAGTAGACCTACCAGCGTAAGAACTACCACTTCCGAAGTGACTGACTCTATTTGAACCGTATCCGGATTGGCTATCGTGCCAAACTGTTCTGCTTGACGCTCCCGGACTAGCAGTATTGAGGTGATTGTGCTGTGGAATTTCATTAATAGTAAGTGTATGTCTGTATTCACCTTCGGTATCTCCAGCACCAAAAGTTGTAGTCTGTGGAGATGGTTGATTATCTGTACCTGATCCTACACCAATTAAAGTTCTACCTGTTGCGTATGCAACCCAAGTTGTTAGTGATGTACCACCAAAAAACAATGAATCAGGATTTGTAGATACAGTTGATACATAAATAGAACCAACAGGGTACACTTTATCTAGCACTCCGTACAATCCAGAGTTCAAAGCATTATTAGTAGATAATTTAACTAGGTCTACTTCACCATCTTGAATACCAAGCCTACCATTAGATGTAACCTCAAGACCACCACCTGTTTCACAAGTACCACTACCTCCTGTTACGAATGTAGCACTATCTACCAAAGCGTGCAGTTTTCCGGATGTAATCTGCTCAGTTGAGCCAAATGTTTGTCCTTTACTTAATATAGCCATATTAATACATTATTTATTTATACTATTGTACAGAGCTTGTCGAGTTATTTGTTTGTGCTCCTGCAATTTTAAGTGATCTAAATCTAGGTCTACCTAAAGTGCTTTCTAAAGTCATTTGTAATCCGTATGCTCGTTTGTTTCCTATACGACCTCTAATGGATACATCTTCATCAGGTTTTATTTTTTCACCTAAATAAAATTCTGCAGTTTTTAAATCTAAAGCAGGCTCAGAATCAATATTTTCTGTAGTAGCCGATATAGATACATTAGATGAATTATCTAAACCTGACTGCAAATGTAACTCAAAATTATTAAATTTTTTACGATCTATAGACTTTAAGGTAAACATTCGGCTAGTTGCAGAGCCTTGAACTCTTGTTTCACTTTTGGATGTTTCTCCAATATCTGTAATAACTCTGTCTATACCATCTTCAAATACTTCTAATTTATGTATCCCACCATCTGTATTTACTACATAAACACCTCTATTAGAGCCTTTTCCTGCTACAAGCAAATTTGTAAATTCAAAATTAGTTATAGTAGTTACATTATCTAATAATATATTATTTATGTTATCTATAGATTCCCAACTTTTATTTAAAAAATTATAAATAAGCAAAGCGTTATTTGCAGTAGCAGTAATTAAATTTCCATCTGAATCTCTTTTATTTAGTGGTACTGCAAGATAATATTTATTATCAAAGTATACTGCTACTGATTTATCTGCAGCGTCTTTATTTATATCATTAATTGTTTTCTGAATACTTTCAGATAGTGGTAACTCATTACCTCTAAGATTATACAAATCTATAAAGTTTGCTCCGTATACACCATTATCTGATAAAAATAAAACTTGATTACCTACCTGTATAACTGATTTTCTTGCAACTAATCCAACTTCATCTGTTAAAAGTTGAACTACAGCAGTACCCAAATTTTTACTAGCAGATACTAAATGAATACTATTTCTATTAAATACTATTAATTTATCATCTGAGAATGAGTGCATACCTACATTAAAATCTGATTTACCAGCATTAAATCTGAACTGACCATATACTTGATCGTATGTATCTGTATCCAAAATATCAGATATTAATATTTCATCAAATATTTTTCTATCAGCGTAGGTATCTGCTGTATCGCTTACGCTATATCTATAAGGAACAGCTAATCTTTTTTGATGGTATATACCATATTCAGGGGCAGGCATATGAGTAAATCCCAATCCTTCAGATACCTTTCTTGTAAATACAGGTGTAGCACTTAAACTTGCTCCATCTGTAATATGAAGATCAGTTTTAGCTGAATCAATATAAAATTCAAAGCCATGTGCAAGTGCTAATGTTTCATCTCCACTAAGTGTAAGTGAAGGATTTTGAGGAACATAAACAATAACATTATTTCCATCAACCTCTGCAACAAATCTAGAACCATCTATTTTTGTATCTCCGAATCCTGTAATATCAATTGGGTCTCCTACATTTTTTGTATGCCCTGCTGCTGTTAATGTTACTTTATAAAATCCATCGTATTCACCACCTGATATTGCTGTAGAAGATTTTGTAGCATTTGTAATACTTGTTGTAGAACCTCCTATAAATACTTTTGCTACTACAAAAGTTTCTCCTACTTTTAATCCTGAATCTTGATCAGAAGCAATAGTTCTATTTCCTATTACTGAAATAGTATCTCCAACGGATACACCATCGCTTTGATGAACAATACCTCTGTTTTCTATTTGTGCATATTCTCCAGAAGCACAAACAATTTGCACCGGTTGAGAGTACTCTCCACTTTGTACTTTATCTAATTGTGGATTTGTATTTATATTTGTAGCAGATAAGTCCTTTTCAAAAGGTGTATCTCCTTTGCGAAATATAATCAATTTATTAAATGCCTGTATCATATCTACAGGCTCTGAAATTGTTTCAGTTGCAGGATAAGCCATAGTATATTGCGTACTTGTATCAGAT